ACCGTGCAGAAGAAGTACGGATGGCTGTGGAGAAAGCCGGCGGTCGAATGCTTGGTGAAGCGGGGGAAGACACTCGTCGTTACGCCGAGGAAATGACTACAGGCCAGACCCTCGAGATTCGTCGCGCTCCGGGCTTCATTAATGAAAACGGAGAGTACTACTCATTTGAGGGTGAAATCTACGGGTACGAAACCGATGCTCAAGGTAACCCTCTTAAGAACAAGCCCAAGAAAGGCCCTGACATTGACCTGCCGTCTCGCTACCGTATTATGGACGCAAATAACGCGGCAGAGTACGTAATGACAAACGAGGATGGCACACTCGCGCTATCCAATGGAAACCCCACTACAAAGAAACTCTTGCGTACCCAGCGGGTAGAGCAGATGCTCGCCCCAGAGGAAATGGCTCCCGGCTTTGAGTTCCTCGAGTTTTTACGTCAGTCTGTCCTTAGCGGCAAGGGTCCTCGTAACCTAAGTGAGCTCGATGATCGTCTTAAAGGTATCGGTGTTAACCAGACGGGTCGCGCCTACATGGTTGAGGCTGTAAAGAACGGTGCGTTAGACACTGAGCGTGGAGCACAGGGAATTACCAACTTCCTCGGTTTCGTATTTGAAGCACCGGACTTAGCTCGACAACTCATCACGAAGGGTTTTACGCTACAGATTGACGCTTTTGATTATCTCTTCGGGGACGGGGAGCGTAGCGAAAAGGACGTTCAATCAGTTATCGAAGGCGTATCGTCATTTTTTGAATACAACGTCCCTAACATGCAACAGGTTGTAGCGCAACAGCACGGCCTCGACGTACGTGTCGCACAACAGCTACTTCAGCCGCAAGGACTTAACGAGCGTATTGACAAGCTCGGTCCTGAGTACGCTGGGTTCTATACTGGTATTGCCTTGCACACGGCGTCAAGATCCCTCAAGTCCTTTGCAGACATGGAAGCTAAAGTCATCGCTAAGTACGGCGGGGACGACATTGGGCAAGCTCTCAACAACGCTAGAAAACAGGGCGACGATTACCACAAGATTAAGATGGACTACATCGAAGAGCTCGTGAAGGAAAAGCGGTATTGGTTTTTAGCAGATACACGTCGCAACATGGCTCGAAACTCGTACGAAAGACGTATTGATACTGGACTCGCTATGCGGATGGCTAACCCCCGCGAGCGGGAAGCGATGGGTATTGTCAAAGAAGAAGTTAGCTCGATTGGCCGCCAGATTGACGGGTTAGTTAAAGAAAACCAACTATATCAAAAAGCCGGAAATCAAGCGGCAATCCTACGTACAAACGCAAAGATTGACAGCCTTGTGGAACGCCGTCGCATTCTCACAGAAGAAGCACTAATTCCAAAAACTTTCAGGGACATGAAAAAAGACTTCGGTATTCAAACGGGTATCGTAGCAGGCGGCACAGAAGCTTATACGCAGTTCTTCGGTAATGATCCCGATGCAACGCCTTTCGTAGAACTCGGTCTGTCTCTATCAATTAGCTTGAGTTTAGTTGGGCAGGGTCTTTACAATGCAGGACTCACAGGCTGGAACAGAACAAAGCAGGGCTACACTAACTCTCAGAAATGGGCTAGTGATAACCCCGGATTTAAAGATGCGTCTCCGGCTGAAAAGATAAGGATGATCAACAACTCGAAGACTCTCGATAAGCTCGAGAAGAAAGTCCTTCGTGATATCGCAAACTCTCCCCCTGAATTCCAGCGTCTGTTTTACGCGGGAGCACAAGAAAGTGCGGCAATCCGCTCAGAGCTTATTCGTCTATCCCAAATCTCTGGGGTGAAGATTGACGAAGACTTGTTTATCAATAACTTAGGGGACGTCGGTGCAATGGGTGGTTTGATCACCTTAGCGCGTAACCTCGATGAGAAGATCACGGTAACTGGCCTACAGAGTGCAATGCCTGTGCTCCTACAGAAAGAGCAGAACATAAACAACCAGCGTTTAATCCTCACACAAATGTCGCAGGCCATGCAACAACTTACCAAGGCTCTTACCGTAACTAAAGATGCGGCAACAAACCATGAGACTGCTTTCCAACTACACAACTTTCTCGGACGCTATATCTCACAGGCTTCAGCGGATCTCGATCAAGCAGAGACAACCCTTTCCCGATTGATGGCTGTAACACCGAAAGAAATCGAAGCGATTCACTACGGCGGTGCTGACGCATTGACAGGTGGCCTAGACTCCACTAACTCTCTTGCACAGATCTTTGACTACGAGTCTCGCGCACTCAAGCTCGGTATCGATATGCCAGCCGTTGGTGAAGATGCTCTGACTCCCTCCCAGCGTCTGATCGAGCGGGCAAAAGAACTTGATGATCTCGCAGTAGTACGCTCAACCATGATTGAGAGGGCGGGTACCTCTATCACACCAGAAGCGGCGGCTACAGGAGAAGCCAGCGTACACGCCGCCCACAATGCTGTGCACATCAATGACTACATGTTCAACAAAGCTAACCAACTTTACAACGACTTTGAAGTAGAAGCAGAGGGTTCTTTTGCGGATATTTCCATGTGGGGATATGACATACTCGACAATCCTAACTTGTTCAAGGATGTTATTCCGGAAACACGGGGGCGTCGTACCTTGGCTCTCAAAGAGGGCAAGCTGACTGGTGTATCGAAGACTCCTTTCAACGCACTCCTTCTCGACGCGAGTGAGCGGTCTGTCCTCCGTATGAAAAACCTACTCGATGAGCAATCACCGGGTGCCTATGACGAGTTAATCACAAATCTCCGCATTAAGGAAGACATCGAAGAAGACGTGGCACTCACGGCACTCGACGAGTTTCGTATGTTATACCGATTTGCGGAGACAGACGTGGGTAAAGCGGCACTACCCGGTGGTATGCCCCTCTTGATTACTGCGTCTGAGTGGAAAGATGTACGCCAGCACATCTCAAGATTGATCGGTCAAAACCCTACACAACAGTACTTCCGTGATTTAAAAGCAAACTGGGACACTGTGGGCGAAGCGACAAGTGATACGGCATTCCGTACGGGTTGGATGAGACTCGGTGAAGAGCCACAGGTTGTTGGACCGGAGGTGCTTAAAAAGTTCCGCAACGCGCAGAGCTTTTGGGAAGAGAACATCGTAGAGCGTTACGATAGTATTGCCTCAATCAACAAGTTCACCAACATGCTCACTAAAGAGCGTGTACGTCGCATGACTGAAGAAGGCGCAGACCGTAACACAGTCCTCGCACAATTTAACAAGTACGACACAAAAGACCAACCTATATTCTTACTCGACAGGGTTCTGTCAGATGGAATTAGCTTAATCAAGAAACGTGCCGGCGGGGTAAACCAACCACTGACTGGCGTCGAGCTCACGAAGTTACTCGAAGAGCCTCTCGCTAAGTTATCCGGAGGTTTCCGAGATAGAAACGGTACGTGGCGTATCATCGTAAAAGATGACATGGACCCCAAATCCAAGCTTGGAACATACGGACGAGAGATGCAACGTGCAGTACGACTCTGGTTGCAAGGGTCTATTCTCAACACCAAGCAACAAGCAGATATCCTCTCGGAAGATGCGAAGAGCTTGTTGAAGTCTGGAGAGCTTACCGACAAGAAGACAATCTACACACTTCTGGATAGTCTCGAAAACATTCAGGTATACCAGCGTAATGCTGACGGGTCTATTGTACCTTTCCGTAGCATTCCTTCACAGGGGCAAACCAATAAGTTTGTGCACGGAACAGAGGTGCGACAGGTTGAGGATACGAAAAACCTCGAGGGTTTAAGTAAGGAAGCGAAGCAAAAACTAGAACAGTTCACTGCGGAATTTAAAAATTACAAGCAAGATGTAGCGAGCAGTGCCTCCGTAGAAATTAAAGCGGCCCGTGACCGGCTCCAGCGAGACCGGACCACCGCGAAAAACTTAGGTCTTGATGTTGACAATGATCTCGGTAACTACGAAAGAGTCGCGCAGTTGGTTTACGAAAATGTGGCAACAGGTGGTGTAGGTGGACTACCCGGTGTAACTGACACTGGCCTCCCCCGTTTGAAAGAGAGAATCAAGGCGGCAATCTCGAAGAGTAATAACGGAATGCTCGAGAAAGAAGTGATTGAATTAACGGATGACTTTGTCGCTCGTTACACTCTTGAGCACATCGTGAAGCAGAGCTCTGAAGCAACAGGGGCAACCCTCACTGTGTATTCAGAGAAGTTTGGTCAAAACATTCTTGCACCAGAGATCGGCATTAACCACGTAAAGATGGCAGAGCTCCTCGGATTCGGCGATCCTGATAAAGCATCTCAGATTAAAGCCATCATCAACTTCGACGGCGTGGACCGGTACGGAGTTCTCGAGGCAGTGACCAAGGTTGGTGCCCGTATCGCGACACAAAATGTGCCGGGAATCACAGGACGTATCCCTACACTTTCTATGGACAGTTTGCTATCACGTGGTTACAACATCAACCGTAACGTCGTCAGCCCACAGTACACCGCCCTAGAATTGATCCTCCGTCAGAGCAGGGAGTCAGGTGCACGTGCTCTACAGGCGATGCTCAACAACCCCGCCCTTGCGCGTCGTATTCTCGACAAGCTCGAGACGGGTGCATTTGAGATACCAGAGCAAACAACGCCCGACTTCATTCGGATGATGACTGTAGAAATCCTCAGACAGGAAGCAGAGAACGAGTACCGTCGTAGCCTCTACGGTGACACGATACTCCGAGGAGCACCGGGCCCTGCGGAGCCAGTCGATGAGTTTACTTCAGTCGTGGGAAGGGATGTCTCTGAGGCACCTCCGCAACCACCTACCCCAATCGATGACGATGATGAGAAACGTATAAAGCCTACGGGCATTAAAACTGTAGACCAGCTACGTGCGCTGGGATTCCAACTTTAATCTTAGGAGAACCCTAGAATGAAAAAAATGTACACAAACCCCAGCCGCAAGCCGATGATGGGCGGTGGCTATGCAATGGCAAAGCCGCGTAAGAAAATGGAGTCCGGCGGTACCGCTGTCTCAGATGCAGACAAGAAGGCTATGGCTAACGCGGCGGCAAATGCGGATACACAATCTCGTGTAGCCACAGGTCAAGCTACCGCTAAAGACAAGGCGGCGATGGAGACTCAACGAATTGAGGAACTCAGCCGTATGCCGATGGAAACACTCCGTAAGATTGCCAGCGGTAAAATGAGTGATCCGGACACGATGCTCGCACGTAAGGTTTTGCGTGACAAGGGCGACAAAGCGGCGATGCCTTCGGGTGACCAAGAGCCAGCCGGTAAGATGTACGGCGGAAAGGCCAAGAAAAAATAACAATAACAAAGACACACACCACCATTGGGCCCTTCGGGGCCCTTTTTTATGTGCGCTCTTCTTTGATCTTATCCTGTAAAGTACGGAAGTAGTGTCTCACTATGTTGCCAATCTTGTGGGGGTAGACAGGGTCTCCGAGGTTACGTAGGGTACGCTCGAGACCTATCGTATCGACACAGTCTAGGTTAAACTCGACGTTTCCGTCCCGGTTGAGTTCTATTTTAAAATTTAGCAATTCTGCTTTTTGTTCTGCCATAGGTTTTTACACAAGTCATAAGGTTGTTACATGGGTGACCTAACGGCCACCCTCCCGGTCCCAATCGTATGGCTTCCTATGTCTGAGCCTGTTCCGTAAATCATATATCATGTTATGCGCATCTTCAAGAACTTTCTTGTTCCCGAGCATCGGATTTAATTCGCAGGCTTCTACTTGTAACCGTAGGCGGTCTAGCATTCTCTGTACTCGTGCATCTGTCATGCGGCTACCTCCACACGTTCCTCCCGTGCTTCCGGCCAACCCCACTCGCCTACCATCCCATTCGCGTTGTAGTCCGTCACAGTGCCCTCAAAGAAGTTCTTGTGGCTCGCCCCATTAACAACCCAATCAAGCCACTCTAGGGGGTTCTCCTTGACCTTCCAGTTACCCTTGAGCCCGAGCATGATTAGGCGGCGGTCTGCTAGGTATCGGATGTACTGCTTAATTTCTTCAGCACTAACGCCTTCAATTCTTCCCATTTCAAACGCATTATCAATAACCTTGTCTTCGAGCGCGACACCAACTCGGAACATGTCGTAGATATCTTTTTTGAAATCGTCTGTAACAATTCTTGGATGTTCATCACAAAACTCCCTAAATAATTTAACCATACCTTCGCAGTGCATACTCTCATCTCGTATGCTCCACTCCACAATCTCACACATGCCACGCATCTTGCCAAACCGTTGGTAGTTCAAGAGCATCGCAAAGGCACTGAAGAGAGCCATCCCCTCGTTCATCACGCTACGTGCAATCGACTTGGCGATCCCGGCGTGGGACTGCATGTCAATCTCGCCCATGAAGTCCACCTTGTCTGCCATCGCCTTGTACTCACGAAACGCAGAGAACTCTGACTCTGGCAACCCGAGGGTGTCGTTGAGTAGGGCGTAGCTACGTTGGTGTACAAACTCTCGGTTTGCAAACGATGTGAGCATCGCACGGATTTCATTGTTCTTGAGCTTCGGGATGTAGTACTCGAGGTAATTCGTACCAACCTGTACATCAGACTGCGTGAACAGCTTTAGGATCTGAGTGATGTGGTGCTTCTCCTGTGCAGAGAGCTTGCCCCCTTGCCACTGTGCCACATCCTCTTGCAGTTTTGCCTCCCATTCTCCCCAGTGGACCTTCTCATGAGAAACTGCGTACTCCACAGCCCAAGGGTATTTAAATGGTTTGTAAACTTTTGACTCTTCTAATAAAGACATCGTAAGTCCTTGTTTTATTTGTTGGAAAAAAAAGGCCCCGAAGGGCCCACAAAACGCCGGGGATCAATCCGGCTAGGGGAGAAAACTTATGTCCCACTACCTATCTTAGTCTGGACCAAACCGAGAGTCAACCACCTCTTTCCATAAATTTTCGATAGGCATTAGATTCTTACTCTCGACTACTTTCCTCGGGCCGTAACCGTAATCCATGTCCTTTGCCCCAGCCTCAAAACTATGCCGGTCAATCCAACCAATAATGTCATAGACACTATCATCGTTTGTTGTGGAGACTAAGATCGAAATATCCGAATTAAACTTTGTGAAGTCATCAAAGATGAGATCTCCTTCAGGCTTCTTTGTTAACTTGACATCGACAGACAGGTCGTCAATCCAAAGATCCACCCCACCATCTGTGACGACGTTTAGCGTGGGTAGGTCACATCCGAAAACTTTCGCAACAGCATACTCTGCACGAAACCCCTGTACATTTGATATAACGCGGTTCTCATCCGACGTGTCTAAACGGGGTGGTAGTTTTTGCATCTTGCAAATTTTAACAGTGTCTTGTCCGAGGATTTGACACTCGTGCATTTCTTTTTGCGTAAGTTTAATTTTCATATTACTTTTCCGTTTCGTCCAGTCGTTTTAGTTTAAGTTCGAGTTGCAGTAGCTTCCAGTTAAGATCATCCGCCTTATCAAATTTTCTCTTGACCGAAGCTTTCAGGATCTTGTGGTAAGTCCGTAGCATTTTCTGTTTGATCTTGTGCATTGTTAAATATCCTATCCCAGTTGTTGTTATATTTTTTGGTGTCATATGGACGTCGAGCATCACCTTTACCCGTGTGAGTCCTCGTCATCGTCCTCCATCTCTTGTCCGCTTTCGTTGTCATACTCGACATCTCCACTTAATTGTTCAAACATATCCATGATCCCACTAAAGCACATCGGGCAGAGGGAGAAGGGTATGATACCTAGGTATCCTTGAACTCCTCCCTCAAGCTCTATATCGAACTCACAGGAACATATATTACACTTTAGGCTGTTTGAAGTTTCCACACGTACACAATCCTCATTGTTTCTGCTAAGGGGGATACAGGTCTGATGTTGTGCCCCCAGTGCTCTGCGCTAAAGTACACACCCATGTTAGGTTTGGGTTTTACGTACGTCTCTTCCTCCTCCCCAAACGTAGTTTCCCCACCCCACGCATTAGCCCAGAACGGGTGCGCGTAGTAGAGAAACGTCCTATTAGAATGTTCGTGAGTATCGAAGTGATATTTGCTCACAGTATACGGTGTATAACCCGTGCGGTAGCACCGACGTAAAGTGTGATTAACGCCTGTCAGCTTACTAATCCACTGTACGCAGTTGTCTGTAAAAAAGGGATACTCATTTAAATCCGAATAGAGGTGGTCGTAATCCCACCCCCACGTCGGTGCCTCGTTAAAGGCGTGTATCTCCTGCAACGCATCCTCAGGGAAAACGTCGTGGTAGAACTCTAAGACACGATCACCCATGACAACTTAGGCACTCCTCCGCATCTTGTAGAGCCACTCTTTCAACTGCGACTCCAACTTTGTCTGCCTCGATACCCGCATCTGTGCGGAGGTAATAAAGGGATTTGAGTTTAGACTTCCACGCTCGAAGGTGTACCGAGTTAACATAAGATGCCGGCGAACCCGCAGGGAAAAATAGATTGACGGATTGCGCTTGGCAAATGTAGGGTTGTCTATCCCCCGCATGGTCAACGACGGCCCCTTGATCGATTTCATACGCAGTCTTAAAAACATCCCTCTGTTCGTCCGACAGGAACTCCAAGTGCTGAACAGACCCCTGAGCATTAACGATTGACTTCCACGTCTCTTGATCATTGTGTCCAAGAACATCTAAGACTTCCTCGAGGTTTGGATTCTTGACGAGATGAGCACCCGCACGAGTACGATGGGTATAAGCATTAGACTTAATAGGCTCAATGCTAGCACTACACCCACAGATAATAGAACTGTTAGCGTTTGGAGCGATAGCGAGAAGGTGAGCGTTCCGACGTCCCGTGCCCACCATGTCAGGAGCCTCCCCCTTCTCTTTGCCAAGACGCAAACTTTCCGCGTGAGCCTGTGCGTGTATGTCGGCAAATATCCGTTGGTTCGCAAACTTCGCGCTAATGCTGTTCCACGGGATCTCATTCTGCTGTAAATACCCATGCCAACCCATCGCTCCTAGGCCGATAGACCTTTCTCTTTTAGCTGAGTAGACAGCTTTTCCCAGTTCTCTTGGTGCATTTTTGATAAAGAATTCAAGGACGTTGTCCAAGAATCGAACCAAGTCTCCAACCATTCCTGATCCTTTCCACTCGTCGTACTTTTCGAGGTTGACCGAGCTAAGGCAACAGACTGCTGTGCGTTTTTCAGATGTAGGGAGAGTGATTTCAGAGCATAGGTTAGACCCTCTAACTGCGAGTCCAAGTGCTTTCTGAGAATCTGGTAACCTTCGGTTGGACTCGTCGATGAAGTGTAAGTAAGGTGAGCCAGTTCTGAAGCGAGCTTCAAGTATTCTTTCCCACAAGTCTCTAGCTGGGATCGAATCTCTGACATCTCCGTCATTAGGGTCTCGTAATTGCCATTCTGTTCCATGTTCTACTGCCTCCATAAAAGCATCTGTAATGTTAACGGCGTTAAACAGGTTAAAACATTTCCTGTTGGTATCGCCGGTGGGTACTTTAAAGTTAATAAATTCGATGATGTCTGGGTGAGACACATCTATGTAAGCCGCGTAACTTCCCTTACGAGTGCGGCCCTGTTTCCACGCAGTCATCCCTGAGTCGACGACTTTCATGAATGGAATAGGTCCGGGTGCTTTATCTGAAATTCCACGTACGTCAGACCAGTGTCCTCCGACGCCGCCTCCCTTTACGGAGAGCCAAGCAACTTCAGCATTATGGCTGATGAGAGACTCAAGATTGTCGCCAACATAAGTGAGAAAGCAAGAGATCGGCAATCCTTTTGGCTCAACTCCGTCAAGCGGTGCGTTTGAAAGCACAGGACTAGCGAACATAAACCAACGCTTACTAGCGTAATCATAAATACGTTGAGCGAAGCCATAGTCACCCTCACAATATGCCAAGGCCGCCCGAGCAAAAGCCTCTTGTGGGCTAGACTCGTCGGGCAACATGTAGTAATCCGTGAGGAGCTTCAAGGCTTGTGCGCTAAAGTTCTCATCACGGTCGTAGTCGATGGCAATCTTGCCACAGTACATATGTTCCATTATTTCTCCGAAAGTTCTTTTTCTGCGCGGGTCGCGTACCACTCAGCCTTGCCCACGTTCATCAAGGGGGTATCTTTATCGTTAACCCGTAGTAAATATTTTAGCGAGTTTCCGAGTAAATATCCAGTGAATTGTTCTTCCGTGAGTACAGACTTGATGATCTCAATTGCCTCAAAGTCTTTCTTCTTGTAGTGGTCAGGGTTCTTCCAATCTGTCATTGCAGTTCTCCAAATTTGGCAGTAATGACATTCCCCTCCATGCTCTTGATACGCTCCCGGTGTTCTGGCTTTAGCTCTTCTTCTGGGACGACTTCACCGAGTGCTTCCAACGTAACCCTTTCCAGTCCCATGTCGTAGAGGTCATCGAAGTTTTCGTGGACAGCCCCAAGTAATCCTTGAAGGATAACATAAGTTGGATCAAACGTCTTTTCGCCATCAATCTCAACCTGAGTATCTCGAGTTGCATATGCACGGATAGCAAAGCCATCCTCGTCTTCATTCTCATCTTCTAATGGCTCCAAGACAATATAGTAACGCCCCTTCAGTAAGCCGGCTTGCTCGAGGGCGGCAATCTTTTCTTCATCTACAATTAAATCACTCATGCTTTCTTCTCCAACCACTCCAGTGGTATTGTCCCATCCGCCCACAGTATACCTTGCTTGTCACACCAAGATCCATACGTGGTCTTACTAGACCGGTTTAACTTGTTAGTTGCTCTCAGGAACAGCATACGTATGTCAAGAAACATGTTCTGCTTAATTACTAACAGCATCTTCTGCCTATCCGCAGGGCTAAAAAACCCTTTGGCTTCAACGTATATATCTTGTTCCGGAAGATAAAAGTCCGGTGTGTATATTCTCGGCTTTGGTTGGTACGAGATCTTATGGGACTCGTATTCAAACTTAACTCCTTGTTCTGCAAGGTATTTTGCAACACTGAGCTCGTAGTCTGAGCGAAACTTGTGCCGTTGTGGTTTACTCATAAGTTGACAAGTCCCTGTATCGATTGAGAAATTCTATCATGCAATTTCGGAGTTGTATTCCCGATTTGCAGGAGTGCGTGAGAGTATTCATCTCCGGGAAATACTACGACACGTCCTTGGCGTACGACATTTGCAATACTTATCAACTCATCCGTAGATTTTTTACCGTCGCGCTCCCATGTTTCGTGCCCTAAAGGTTGACCGAAGTGTTGCCACATAGTCAACGGCAAGCACCTCTCAAAGTTACGTGCCCATCTAACCCAC